AATGCAAGAGGATGGGACTGTTGCAACCGGTAATGTTGGAACTGTTACCGGATCAACTTCTGTTGCGATATCTGGGAATTTTGCGACTGGCTTTGTTGGCAGTGTTGAAAAATCAACATCAAACGCAATTTCTGGAATTGCATCCAGCCTTTCTGCTGGAACTGTTACCCATGGTAAAACTGCAAATATAAGCGGCAATGAAGCGGCTGCCAATGTAGGTTCATTTGGGGTTTCAGTAGGCAATACAATTTCTGGCAATGTGGCCACAGGCTCTGTTGAATCAATGGGTGCAGAGGTTATTTCATTTCAAGAAATATCTGGGGTGAATGGCACTGGTTCTGTTGGCTCTGTTTTAAATACGATTTCAATTGAAATTTCTGGAGTCCAGGCAGTTGGTGCAATAGGCATAATTTTTGGGTTTGGATGGGGTGCAATCCCAGACACATCTGAATCCTGGTCAGCAATTGCCGATAGTGACGAATCTTGGACCCCAGTAACAGATAATTCAGAGTCCTGGTCTGCAATTGAAAACAACAGTGAAACTTGGACCACAATCGGGGATAATTCGGAAACCTGGACACAAATCCAACAGGAGTAAAAATGGCTGATACAACCACCACGAATCTATTGCTGACCAAACCCGAAGTCGGTGCATCCACCGACACTTGGGGAACGAAGATCAATTCAGACCTAGATAGCATTGACGCATTATTTGATGCCGGCCCAGTGCTGAAGGTCACAAAGGGTGGCACGGGTGGCGCTACTGCATCAGCAGCCAGGACAGCGCTTGGCGTGGCCATTGGCACTGATGTGCTGGCCTATGACTCCAACTTGCAGAGCTTTGTCACGGCATTCACATTGCCCACAGCTGACAGCACTGCTAATTTTGTTTTGAAGACAAACGGCTCTGGGACATTGGGTTTTGCAGCAGCTGCTGCGGGTGATGCTGTACTGTCAGCAGATCAGACCTTTACAGGAACAAACACATTTTCTGGCTCTAGTAGCAAAACTGCCATTGTTCTAAACGATGCAGCAGAGGTGGCAACAGTATCAGCAACTGCGGCTACTGGAACGATTGCTTACGACATTACCACTCAGTCTGTACTGTATTACACAAGTAACGCAAGTGCTAACTGGACAGTTAACTTCAGAGGCTCTAGCGGTACTTCATTGAATACTTTGATGAGTACAGGTCAATCAATGACTGTGGCTTTCTTGGTTACTCAAGGCTCTACTGCTTACTACAATTCTGCTGTTCAAGTGGATGGCACTACATCAGGTGTTACGACACGTTGGTTAGGCGGTGCGCCTACTGCGGGTAATGCTAGTGGAATAGACAGTTACCGCTACCTAATTTTGAAAACAGGTAGTGCGACTTTCACAGTCTTGGCAAGCAACACACAATTTAAGGCTTAAACCATGCCATTACAAGCAACTTCTGGTGCGGCTAGTTACGATGCCTTTGGTGGTGGTGCGGCTGCTGTTCCTCAGTATATTGAGGATGTGTTTAGCACATACCTTTACACAGGTAATGGTGCGTCAGGCCAATCAATTGTCAACGGAATTGATTTATCCACAAAAGGTGGATTAGTTTGGTTAAAGTCAAGAACTACACCATCTGGAAGTTCTGATAATAATCTTTACGATACGGCTCGTGGTGCAAGTCAATTACTAATATCAAATACCACGGCTGGAAACACAACAGCAACACGATTAAGTTTTCAAACAACTGGTTTTAATTTAACTAACGAAGCATCTTCAACTAATGAAAGTGGAGTTAGTTATGTTTCATGGACATTCCGAGAGCAACCAAAGTTCTTTGATATTGTGACTTATACGGGGAATGGTTCTACACAAAACATTGCACATAATCTTGGTTCTGTTCCGGGGTGCATCATTGTCAAGCGTTTAAATAATGCAAGCAATACAGGCTGGCCCGTTTATCATAGATATGACTACACACGACATGGTTTTTTAAATACAAGCGACACCTTTACTACTGCTCAAGAAGAAACTTGGTTTGGTAACAATGTTATATCTGTTGCGCCTACTAGCACGGTTTTTACAGTGGGAAGTAACCAAGATATAAACGCAAATACAAATACCTATGTTGCATACATATTTGCCCACAACGCAGGAGGCTTTGGTCTGACTGGTACAGACAATGTGATTTCGTGTGGGTCGTTTACAACTGATGGTAGTGGAGTTGCTAGTGTTAATTTAGGCTTTGAGCCTCAATGGTTATTGCTAAAGAATTCCACTATATCCGAAGATTGGTGGCTGTTTGATACGATGCGAAGATTAACGGCATCAAACACTGAACGTTATTTAATTCCTAGTTCATCAATTGCAGAAGGTAATGCCACAGGAGTTTCTATTAACTCTACTGGATTTACTACTGTAAATGGAACTATAAGTAATAGTTCCACATATATTTACGTGGCGATTAGACGTGGCCCAATGAAAGTGCCTACAAGTGGGACTAGTGTGTTTGGATTAAACGCTAGAACTGGTACTGGCGCAAACGCTACTGTTACAGGCAATGCTGGTGTGACTGACTTAGCAATTGTTAAAAATAAAGAGTCAACTCCTGTTTGGCTTTGGTCATCTAGGCTAACAAACACAGGTTATTTATCATCCAACGCAGCAACATCAGAAACTGCAGCAGGGACAACTATTCTGCAAGCCATCCCTTGGGATGTAATGGATGGCGTAAAGGTTGGAACAACATCAACAATTACAAATGCAAGTTCAAACACATTTATAAATTATTTGTTTAAACGTGCGCCTAGCTTCTTTGATGTTGTTTGCTATACAGGGACAGGAGTTGCAAGGACTATCAATCACAACTTAGGTGTTGCGCCTGAGTTAATGATTGTTCGCTCTCGTAGTGCTGCTGCAAACTGGGAAGTTTATGCTGCTCCTCTTGGTGCTACAAAATACTTGCGTCTGGATTTAACATCTGCTGCTGGCACATATTCAGATTTCTGGAACGACACAGCACCAACAGCTTCTGTTTTTACAGTTGCTACAGACGCTGATGTAAACGGAAGTGGGCGAACACAAGTTGCCTACCTATTTGCTACTTGTGCAGGCGTCTCCAAAGTAGGCTCATACACAGGCACGGCAACAACACTTCAAATTGATTGTGGCTTTACAGCAGGGGCAAGGTTTGTGCTTATCAAGCGTACTAATTCAACTGGTGATTGGTATGTTTGGGATACAGCCCGAGGTATTGTGTCTGGTAATGACAGCTATCTTTTATTAAACTCAACTGCTGCAGAGGTTACAAGCACAGATTACATTGACACATACAGCGCAGGGTTTGAGATTAGTTCAACTGCGCCAGCCGCCATCAACGCTTCTGGTGGCGCATTCATCTTCTTGGCTATCGCATAAGGAAAAATCATGCAAGTACGAATCCAATCAACAGGCGCAGTAATGTACGAAAGTGAATTTCGTGCATACACAAAAGCCAATGGTGGCCCATCATGGGACATAACAACAACTGAAGTCTTAACAGCTTTGGGTGCTGATGTAGTCTTTGAAGGCGCACAAGCAACTGGCGGTACTGTTTACCAATACTCTCAAGCCTCTGGTGTCGAGCAAGTAGATGGTAAGTGGTACACAAAGTATGTGCTTGGCCCTGTCTTTACCGATACTACTGTCGATGGCGTAACTACTACAGCCCTTGAGCATGAGACTGCCTACAAAGCCACTAAAGATGCTGAACAGGCTAAGAGTGTTCGTGCTACGAGAGACACCAAGTTGTCTGAGACTGATTGGAGATTTCGTAGCGATATGACTCCATCACAAGCATGGAAAGACTACTGCCAAGCATTAAGAGATGTGCCTACTCAGTCTGGTTTCCCTTGGACTATTACTTGGCCTGATGCACCATGACACAAGAAGTCACTCATGAGCACATCTATGAGCGACTACTGGCTGTAGAGTCCAAAGTAGATAACATAGAGAAGAATACAGAACACGTAATTAAAGCCTTTA